ACTTGATTTTCAGGCACGGATGAAGGAATTAGATGTCGATGTTTTCGAGCTTGAAACGAAAGATATCCAACATGCGCGTGAGACTTTTCGGGGTGACTGGACGCCACGTTTTATCGCGATTGCATGTGTTCTTTTCTTCGGAGGATACATCGCCCTGGTCACAATTCAAGACCCTGCTGCTAATGATGATGGCATTGTCAATCTTGTGCTGGGCTATCTTGGAGGGATTGTCTCATCTATCATCAGCTTCTACTACGGAGCAGCACATAAGCACGACAAATGAAAACTAGCGAAGAGGGCAAAGCCCTAATAAAAAAATTTGAAGGATGTGAGTTAGAAGCATATCAGTGCAGCGCAAATGTTTGGACCATTGGTTATGGCCACACTGCTGGCGTTAGCGAGGGCGATGTCTGCACTCAAGAAGATGCTGATCGAATGCTCGCAGAAGATCTTGAAGAGTTTGAAGGTTATGTAAGAGAAGCGGTTGATGTTTCACTTGAACAACATAACTTTGATGCTTTAGTGGCGTGGACATACAACCTTGGTCCTGGGAGCCTTCAATCTTCAACAATGCTTAAAAGACTTAACGAGTCTAATTTTGATGAAGTTCCAAACGAAATGCGTAGATGGAACAAGTCTGGCGGACAGGTGCTTGATGGATTGGTTCGCAGAAGAGAAGCAGAAGCGTTATTATTTCAAGGGATGCCTTGGGAGAATGTTTGATTATGCCTCTTCAAAGTTACCAATTTCAGCCTGGTATTAACAAAGAAGGCACAAGCCTGACTGCAGAAGGCGGATGGTTTGATGGCAATCTTGTCCGGTTTAGAAAAGGATATGCAGAAAAGATAGGTGGTTGGCAAAAGTATATCTCCTCATCTTATCAAGGAACCGGAAGGAAGCTACATGCTTGGGTTGACCTTGACGGTACAAAGCTTCTTGGGCTAGGTACGCGTTTCAAACTCTATATCCAAGAAGGTTCTAGCTATAACGATGTCACTCCTATAAGAGAGACCACGGCAGCAGGTGATGTTACGTTTGCTGCAACTAATGGCTCTTCTACACTGACCGTTACTGATGCCAATCATGGCGCAAACATCAATGATTTCGTTACTTTCAGTGACGCTGTTAGCTTAGGCGGAAATATTACTGCCGATGTTCTTAACCAAGAATATCAAATTGCTTCTGTTCCCACTGTAAACACATACACAATTGTTGCTAAAGACACTAGCGGATTAGAAGTTACGGCAAACTCAAGCGATACGGGTAATGGTGGCTCATCCACAGTGGGCGCTTATCAAATCACCGTTGGCCTAGATGTATTTGTTGATGGCACAGGTTGGGGTTCTGGTGCATGGGGATCTGGATCATGGGGATCTACTTCGTCTCTTACAGATGCGAACCAGCTCCGATTGTGGTCAATGGACAACTTTGGCGAAGATTTAATCTCTTGTCCTCGAGCAGGCAGTATTTACTATTGGGACAAAAGTAATGGTTTAGGAACTAGATCCGTTGCTTTAACTGATTTAGCGGGGGCAAATGTCGCTCCCACAAAAGGTCTTCAAGTTCTTGTTTCTGACATTGACCGGCACGTAATAGTCCTTGGCGCTGATCCTATTGAAAATGGTGCTAGATCTGGATCGATTGATCCGCTTCTCATAGCGTTTTCTGACCAAGAAAATGCAGCAGACTGGTTACCAACATCCACCAATACAGCCGGTGATCTGCGTTGTTCAGCAGGTTCTGAAATCATTGGTGGCTTACGAGCAAGACAAGAAACACTAATTTGGACTGACGCTGCTTTGTACAGCCTTCAGTTTATAGGTGCTCCATTTACCTTTGGTTTGAACTTAATCAACGAAGGTGTGAGCCTGATTGGCCCTAACGCTGCCGTAAATACACCGGCAGGTATATTTTGGATGGACAGAAAAGGGTTTTATCGATATTCAGGGTCAGTAGAAAGCGTTAGATGCACCGTTGAATCTTACGTATTTAGTGATTTTGAAGAAGGGCAAGCTTATCAAGTCTTTGGAGCTTTAAACAAAGAGTTTCATGAGGTTAGCTGGTTCTATTGCTCTTCAGGGGTAACTGCCATTGATCGTTATGTGACTTATAACTACCAAGAAAACACATGGACTATTGGCCAGTTGGCAAGAACAGCGTGGCTCGACGAAGGCATATTCTCCAATCCGATAGGTGCTGGCAAAAACGGTTCTGATTATTTGTACACACACGAGATTGGCAATGATGATGACGGAAGTCCGATGACTAACGTCTTTATTCAATCTGGAGACTTTGACTTAGGCGAAGGTGAAGACTTTCAGTTCATCAAGCGAATGATCCCAGACGTAAGGTTTGAAGGATCTGGTGGTTCTGACCAGCAAATGAACGTTGTTTTGAAGGTTAGAAACTATCCAGGCCAATCTTTAACCACTGATCAAACTTCTTCGTTTACCTCTACCACTACTAAAATTGACATGCGGGCCAGAGGAAGACAAGCTGTGCTTAGATTTGAGTCCGATGATGATGCACATTCTGTAAATCAGATTGGTGTAGGGTTTAGAATAGGCAACACTAGGCTAGATCTTCAGCCAAACGGAAGACGTTAATGGGCAGACTGCTTCAAAACAGATTGCCTTTAGCCATGGGTCAGGAGGTAACTGCTGATACATTTAATCGCGCTGTTCGCGTACTTGAGCTTAACTTAAATGCTTTTGATACGACAGCAACGCCGCAATATAATGATAGCCAAATCAATGAGTTAGCATTTCAGGCTGGCGATGTTATATGGAACACTAGCGGTCAAGTCTTACAAGTTTATACAGGATCAAAGTTTGAAGATGTATCAAGCGGAGATAGGAAAGGACTAAGCGCAACAGGCCAAGTCGGAGATGTTCAAGTTATAACCGGCGGTTCTCTTACGGTTGATGTTGGATAACTTTTAGGAATAAGCATGACTAAATTGTGTAAAAGAGGAAAATCAGCAGCTAAGAAAAAGTTCAAGGTTTATCCATCAGTTTATGCAAATGCTTATGCAAGCAAGATTTGTGCGGGAAAGATAAAAGATCCATCTGGTAAGAAGCAAAAAGACTGGGGGCCAAAGAAGATGAGCGGCGGTGGTTTTGCTGCTAAACGCTACAGAATGATTGAGCCTCGTGGCTTTGAACGCATGATGCCTAGCAAGAGACCGAGAACTAGAGTGCCGTCATGAGCCTAACCAAATGGTTTAAAGAGGATTGGGTTGACATATCTGCGCCCAAAAAAGGCGGAGGATATCAGCAATGTGGCCGAAAAAGCGCGTCAAAAAAAAGTGGGCGTGGGTATCCAAAATGCGTTCCCGCAACAAAAGCAGCAAACATGACGGCCAGTCAGAGGTCCAGCGCAGTTCAGAGAAAGAGAGCCAAGAAGCAGGGAGTGGGCGGCAAACCAACGATGGTAGCAACCTACGCCTCGTCTGGTGGCTTCGCTAGAAAGTTAAACAAAGGTTGTGGTGCTGTGATGCCAGACAGAAGGAAGAGGACAAAGTACTCCTAATGTTCAGAAGACACGCACAAGAGTTAGCCCGGGGCGGCATGGTTGGTGGTCGTTCTAAGTCCGTTGCCAAGCGCAAGCGTGACAACATGCCTGCTCGTAACAGAAAGAACTTTCTTTCTACTAAAGAAGGCGCTGGCATGACAGAAGCTGGCGTTAAGGCGTACCGTCGAAAGAATCCCGGAAGCAAGTTGCAGACCGCTGTCACCGAGGATAATCCTACAGGAAAGCGAGCAAAGCGAAGGAGGTCTTTTTGCGCTCGTTCTGCTGGTCAAATGAAGAAGTTTCCAAAGGCTGCAAAGAATCCTAACTCTAGGTTACGTGCTGCCAGACGTAGGTGGAAGTGCTGATGGGTATTGATAGATTGCCAGTAAAGATGTTTGGTGGTGGTGATGCCGGTTTGAGTGATTTAGGCTCTCATAATTTAGGAAATTATGGGATAGGCATGGGATCTGCCTCTGGCGCCCCCATGAGTCAGGGAGCTGGAGGAACATTAGGAGCATTTTCTGGAAGGATAGGCACTATTGGAGAAAGCTTTGGATTGCCTGGCTTAGGCAACATGGCTGGAACGTTAGGTGTTCCCTCTGCCTATCAGTTTTTAGGAGGGGGTGCAGGGTCAGCCGTTGGTCAAGGTCTTGGCGGTAATTTAGATGCGCTTGTTGACGAAGAAGGAAACATAAAAAGAGAGTTATTTGATCAAGATAAAGACGGTGTCATATCTGCAGAAGAGCAGATAATTTTAGATTCTGTAAGAAACCAAATAGATACAGCAAAAGCTTTAAGAGACAGGCCGACTACACCGCCTGA